GGCTTTCAGTCCAGAGATTGAAAGTTATGAAGCCTTAGCCAAACATACGGCTTGGGCGTTCCGGGATCTATTACAGATCTACGGTCTTCCCGCGCAAAGAAATGCAAGCGGGATTATGGTCGAACCCACAGTTGGTTTCGCCCAAGACGCGAAGAACTTTTCGAACTTCGTGAAATCGTCCTTCCATAAGGAGGAGCGATCCGCCAGACTGGCTATAACAGACTGGCGTGCTAGTACTAAGAGCTTTGGAGCCTTCTTTGGTACTGAACTTCGCAGGCTTAGAGCCTATGCGGAGTCTGTGTATTCGACTACAGGAAGCGACTACACTTTGTCTCCGGCTTGGATATTCCGGATGACTACCCTCTGCCAAACCAGGGGGTTAGGCTATTTGCCAGAAGCAATAGCTGAATGCCGAAGGGAATCCTTCCGCAATACGGTGAATCGGAAACCCGAACCCGTCTCTCCTGAGATCATGCATCTTCAGGCATTGGCTGTGAGAAAATCTCTCTCCAGCGGCATTCCCCACAGGATACTCTGTGAGGACCGAATTACTTCTCTCGAAACCGAAGAGAAGGAAGCATTCCGAGAAATATTCTCTCGGATCTCGATGCCGTTAAAAGCTACGGCATCTTTAGATACCTTCGTCAAAGACGGAGGTAAAGTGGAAGATGCAAGGCATCTCCTAGAACTGGCTCGAACGAACCAGTGGAAGATCCCAATTAGGGATCTTGGTACTCATGAAATTCGTGAGTATATCACGGTGACAGGCACACCGGATGACTTAGAGGACGTTAGTCGTCCTCTATTCTGGATAAGCTACCAGCTTTTCCTTAACCACTGGGCAAAACGCGGCCAGTGGACTACGGATGAAAAACATTCATTCGTTATAAACGGTTCAGATTATGAGCCGTCAATTATGGATGCAAAAATCGTCCATATTTCTGAGCCAGGTATGAAAGAACGTAACCTGACTAAAAGCCATGCATGTCTTGCATGGTTTCTAACGCCCGGTGCAAAATTAGCACAGGCGACACTCGCGATGCTTCCAGAGCATCGCGCTGGCCTCCTAGAAAGTGGCCATGAATGGAGACATCAAAAACGCATATCTCCTCTCTCAGACGAATCTGGTTTCGTCTATGATTCCCGAACAGGCAAAGTCTATTCGGATATCCGTCACGTCTTCAAGGACTGGACGGAATCAACCGACTTTATATCAAAGTCGGTAGGGTACGCTCATTTAAGGGCGTTCTTCGACTATGTGGGGTTTCCCCCCGCATATGCACGATTGATCTTACTGACAATCGTTGAACCTCAGCCAGTGACTGAGGTTAT